CGTGCATGTCTGTTATTTGCTTAATTCCATGTCCTTTATCCCCTCCTGCTAGGAAGACATGTAGAACTTTTTTATTAGGATACACTACAATCTCTGTTACTGCACATCCGTTTGACCCCACCCATAGTTGCATGTGTCCACTTAACACCCCATCTACTATGTCTTTAAAGTCATGTGTATCCCCACCTTTTCCAAGTGCAGACTGTATCCATTTCTGACACTCTAATAATTGTAATCCTATACTCATGGGTCTAATTCTAATTTTACCCAAGCACCATTCTTTGATACTACTACTGTGCCTTCAGCTTCATCCCACATCAATATTCCATTTTCAGATGCTACAGAGTCGGCATCTTTAAATTCTAATTTGTTACGAGTATTGACAATAAATTTGTTAATACGCTCTCCCCAAACATTCCATTTGCTTCCTAATGGTGCTGGTGGTAGTTGTCCACTCATCGCCCACCACCCGGATTAGCTTCTATTCGCATCACACCTGCTCTCCAATCTGCCAAGATGTTACTCTCGATTCTCATTCTTATCTGTCTACCTGAGAATCTGACAGGTGTAGGATTTGCCATAGTGTATGAACCATAAGTCCTTTCAGTATCATTCGGATTGAATCTAGTCTTGAAGGTAACCTTGACATCTCCTTGTGTAAGTTCGTCAGGAATAAGATTAGTTACTTTCATAATTTGGTCACCATTACCAAGGCTTATCGAACCTGACTCAGCGAATGGTGTTGAAGAGCCATGATTAAATCCATATTCGTGATTGTATAAATCTCCACCAGCATCTGCCCATATAGGAAAATCGAATACTCCCCTGTCTACACCTGCTGTTCTATCTAATGAACCGACTGACCAATGACCTTCCTTGTAGTCGTAGGTAACATAACTGTCATTCTCTGTAGAGTTTTCTGAAGTATAGAACCACCATATCTCACTATGCTGTGAGTTGTGGACTGCGTATGCCTTGCTGATTTGACTATTAGAAATGTTCTTGAAAATGAAATCGTGTACATCACACTTGAGTTCTGTTGCTACTGAACCATCAAACATAAAGAATCCGTTAGCACCTAACCAAAACGCTCCTTGGTCGATTGCTACGACAGATTTTCTTGAGACAACTCCACAAGCTGTACCGACTCTCTCGAATCCATACACGAATGGTGGGCCGGAATAAGTAGCTATATGAGCATCTGTATCTGTCAGAATCAATGTTGTTCCTCTCATTCTGACACCACACATAATCTGACCAGTTGTCTGTAGTTCAAAATCACCTGCCTCGTTTGTCGCTGCTGGTGTCCAAACTGTGTTTGCCTCTCTGTCACACCATTGAACCTTTCTAGGATTACCACCTGCTCCGAGGGCGAATACGAATCTCTCTTCGGTCACCAACATAGAATTATTGCTTACTGGTGCATTGGTTAATGCTGTTGGTAGGACTGAGGTATTCAGTTGCCACTCGTAAATCTTTCCATCCTTGGATGAACACGCTAGAAGATACTGACCCCAGTTGTCCAATGCCCAAGTTGTCGCTTCCTGATAGACACCTGTACTTGGTCGAGTGATACCATAAAGTCCTACTCCCCAATAACCACCACCAAAGGCTACATTAACAGCAGCGTCTACATCTCCTGCTGTCAGTCCTGAAGGTGTGATGTCTGAAATTGTGCCTGATGCATTACAATAAATGAGCTTGTTGTGTGTTCCTATTGCAAGTGCTGATGCATTAGCATTATCAACCCAAGCATGTAATCCTCTTGGAACTGATGCTGTTGCAGATGCTTTTCTTGTATCCCAACCACCTACAGGTCGCATTGATCCATCATTCCATCTGACCAAGTTAGCATCTCTCCATCTATTTGATGACTCAAAATCTGTGCCATTTCTATAGACACCCGGTGGTAATTGTAAAGGTATTAATGCCATAATATTAAGCTGCTATCTCTGTCCATACTTCTGCTCCCTCCGATATAGGTGACCACTTGAGTCTTCCCAATGTCGTTATACTTGCTGCTGGTGTTGCTGTTGCTTCTCCGAATCGTACATAACCACCATTTACTGTTATTGATGCAGTCGATGTCATCGTACCTTGACCAATCAATATCAGTTCTGAATCAGCTACTATTGTTGAAACACCATAGATACCATAGGAATCCGTAGCATTACCCAATCGTATACGTTCACATGCACCAGTAATGGTACTAGCTACAGTCGAAGTCGCTCCTCCAAGTTGTATTCTCTGACCTGCACAAGTTGTCGTGACAGTCGAACTAAATGCTCCAGCACCTCTAACTGTAGAGAAACCCTCTGTAACTACAACTGTTGCACCAGCAGCTAATGCTCCTGAAGTCCTAACTCTTACAGCACTTACATTGGCTATACTTGAGTGAGAAGATACAGCCGAAGCACCTTCTAAAAGGTCAGCAGTTCCATACCTTCCTCTACTGTATTTATACTGACTATATCTCATGTGAGATTAGCCTAGTTCAATGTAATATCTAAATCACCTGATGGAACACGAAATACATCTCCTGATGCAATTGCCTTACTAGCAGTTAATGTCGCATAGACCATTAAGTTACCTGAAGTTGATGCATCGAATATACCCACATGTGTTATCGTACCCCAAGAACCAGTAGCAGTAGGAAATTCAACAGCAGCGTTGTTACTTGTTGTGTCACCTGAAGTAGTAAATGCCATAGATTGTCTTGCATAAGCATTGCCTGATACCTCTGTTCCACCACCTGTCTCTCCCGGTGCGGCTGTGAATAGTCCTATATACTTGGTCGATGGTGCTGTATAAGCTGCACCTGCGAACACATGGTCTAGTATTTCTGTCTCTAAAAAGTTTGTAAAACTCATACTAATCCTCTCACTTTAAGTTTTAAGCCTGACCCACTATATCGTGCATTGTCAGAAGCTTCATTTAAACGCTGTACAGCAGCAGAATACATCTGCGCCCATATAGCTACCCTTTGGTCTTCTGCTAGATAAGGTGCTGAATGTAATAAAGCTCCGTAGAGATATACATCAGGCGAATCTAATAAAAGCCAGTTGTCTGAATTACTGTCACTTAAAGCATCAAGCTTCTGATAGTAAAGTAATTCAAAGTTTGTTTCTGCGTTTGGAGTTGGATAGAACTCAAACTGTGAATCTGCATGTGTGTAGCAAACTGGTGTACCACTTGCATCTTCAGAAGCAGCACGTTTGTCTGCCATTGCATCTCTTGATATGAGATTAATTACTGAAGTTCCATTCCCTGTTATATGCAATCGTATCGTCTCTACCCAATCGGAAGGTATTTGCATGTGTTGGTCTAATGCATCTTGTTGACCACTTGAACGAACTTCCATCTTCCAATGACGTACATCTCTATTAATCTGAGACTCTGCCAAGGTTATGAAGTCAGGTATAACTGTCGTTAAATCGTCTCGGTTTAGGAAATCTGCTATTGAAGCTTTCAGTCCTGTGTAATTAGATAAAGCCATAATTAATCCTTATAGTCTATAACTTTCGTTTTGTACTCCGTAACCACCTAAAGGAGTATTACCATTGGCTACTCCTTGCATAAATACCTGTCGCTGTTCATCGTTCAATTGAGCTAATATTTGTTGAACACGTTGAACTTCCTGTGGTGGTAAGGCAGACATTTGCCTATTAAACTCAGCTCTCATGCCTAAAGCACCCATGTTTGGTTGTCCTGTTGGCATTGCTCCTGCACCAAGTTGACCTTGCATTGCACCAAGTTGATATTGTCTCTCAGCTGGTGTGTCTAAACCTCTTCCAATACCAATACCTAGATTTTGAATTGTATCTCCTCCTCTCCTCATTACATTGATGCCCAATATTTTTTTCTGTTCTTCTGTGATTTCAGGATTTTCTGATAGCCATTGCATTTTCTGTAACCAATCTCTCTCAGCAGGTGTGTCTATAGAACCATCAAATGCCATAGATTGTTCTGAAGTAGCGTTAGGATTGTTTTGTAGCCATTGCATTTTCTTGGCAAATGCACTTGTACCACTAGCTATATCTTTCCCTATATCCATGACTCCTTGTGCTGCTTTATCTGCTACTGGTGTTCGGTCTCCGATACCGAGACTACTAATCTTTTTACCTAGTAAACTCAATAAACCTTGAATATCTAATTCATCGCCCATGTCTCTCCCCTGTGTAATTTCACATTAGTATATCACTTTAATAAGCCACTATTAAGTTTTCCTTCATCATCATCTTGAGTAGCTAGTAGTCCACTTGTAGGAACTGCTAATCCTGCAAACATTAATTCAGGGAACTTCTTGAACAATTCTTTACGTTCTTTTTGTGAACCATATTTTAATATTTTCTGTATGCCTGCATTCTTTAACAGCTTTTCTACAAACTTTGGTATCTCTTTAGGAACAATAGCTCCTTTAAATTCAGTCAAGTCAACTAAACGATTAGGTTTAGACTCAAAGTAAGTTGTATCTAAATCTTTACCTTTTTGTTTAAGTGCATCAACTAAGGATTCAATATGCTTCTTACCAGCTTCTCCTCTGACGCTTTGGTCAACTTTATCTCTATAAAACCAAGACATTTCTCCAGTTTTAATGATGTCTTCAATCATGTTATATACCATCTCTTTGTCGTTATAAGACAACTTGGCATAGTCTCTAATCTCTTTATTAAGGTCTTGTCGTAATGCACCAAATTCTTGCATAAAACCCTCATCGAACAAACCCTCACCTTTAACAATATTACCTCTTGCGTCTTTAATCTCGTCTAGACTTTTAAATTCTCTCGCAGTCATTGCCCTTGTTTGACCTGCTCCTTCCATGTTCTCAGCACCCGGTTGGTAAGCTTTCTTTTCTCTCATTTTTTTAAGAGCTAACTTAGGGTCGTAAGGTACGTCAGGTCTTTTCTTGCCTGTTGGTGTGTGATAACCTTTAGGGTTCATCATCATTCTAATTGTTTCTCCTAACATCCCTTCTTCAGGGATTGTTACACTTTCGTAAGCATTAATTAAACGTCCTACTTTGTTGCCATGTTTTTCTTTATGCAATTTATTAACTTCAGTCACCATCTTTTCGTAATTCTCAAAATCATAAGGGTCATAACCTGCTTGTCTTGCTTTTTCTACATGAAGCAATCGCTTTTCTAAAGCACCCGGGTCAAGATAGTCAAACTTTTCTCTGATTTTTCTAAGATATTCTTGACC